TGACCAACGCCGACCTGCTCTACGTGCCCCGCAATCCCCGTCCGAACCACCTCTATGGCTTCGGGCCGGTCGAGCAGATCATCGTCACGATCAACACCATCCTGCGCCGGCAGGCGTCGCAGCTCGCCTATTTCACCGAAGGCAACATCCCGGCTGGCCTGCTCAATGCGCCCGATGGCTGGGATGCACGCAAGATCCAGGAATTGCAGCAGTGGTTCGACGATCGGATCAGCGGCAACCAGGGCGAGCAGAACAAGCTGATCTGGGGTCCGAACGGCTCGGTCTATACCGCGTTCAAGCAGGCCCCGATCAAGGACGAGTTCGACGAGTGGCTCGCCCGCATCGTCGCGTTCGCCTTCTCGCTGCCGCCCACCCCATTCATCAGGCAGATGAACCGCTCGACCGGCGAGACGGACCAGGAACGCGCGCTTGAGGAAGGCCTCGAACCGCTCAAGCTCTGGGGCAAGCGCTGGATCGACGGCATTATCCAGGACGAGATGGGTTACGCCGATCTCGAATTTGCCTGGGTCACGGAGGATGCGACCAGCGCGAAAGAGCGGTCAGAGATCGACGACCGCGACCTGAAGAACGGCTCGCGCACGCTCGACGAAGTGCGTGACGCTCGCGGCGAAGACGCGCTGCCCGATGGGCTTGGTGCGAAGCCGCTGATCTATACCGCGTCGGGCGCCGTCACGCTCGAATCGGTGATCAATCCGCCGGAGCCGCCGGAGCAGGTTGTCGTGCCCGCGCCGGGTGCCGAACCTGTCCCCGGTGGCAAGCCGGTGCCAGCGAATGACGAGGCCGCCCCGAAGCCGGCGAAACCCGCTGCCGCCGAGAAGCTGGCCAAGATCGCGCCGATCACCGCCGCTCGCCCGAAGGCCCGCCGCGCCAAGGTCAGCCTGACCAAGGGCCTGACCAAGATCCTTGCCGCTGAGGGTGACGCCACCGCCGCCGCGGTCGAGAAGCAACTGGCGAAGCTGGGTAAGGCCGAGGAAGACCCGAAGATCTCGGCGGCACGCATCGCCGATGCCATCGCATCTGGGCTGTCGTTCGATGAACTGCTCCAGATCGAGCAGCTGATCGAGGATGATCTCGGCGATCTCGCCGCCGACAGCGCCAAGCTCGCGGTCGATGCTCTCGGGATCAAGCCCGACGAGGGCCTGACCAACCGGGTCTATGACCGTGCCGTCGCCTGGGTGAAGGAGCGTGGCGCCGAACTGGTTTCGGTCGATGGCGACGAAAGCCTGGTCGAAAGCACCCGCAACATGATGCGGTCGATCATCGCCGACGGCCTCGAGCAGAATATCGGGACCGACGCCATCGCCGAGGCGATCCAGGAATCTGCGGCGTTTTCCGAGGATCGCGCCACCACGATCGCGCAGACGGAGGTCGCCATGGCCAACGGCGCCGGCAAGGGTGCCGGATGGGCCGAGGCACAGGCTGACGGGCTCGTGATCACCAAGTCGTGGCAGACCAGTAACGACGGCGACACCTGCGACGAATGCCTCGGGAATGAAGCAGAGGGCGATATCCCGCTCGATCAAGCCTTTTCCAGCGGCGACGATTTCGAGCCCGCGCACCCTCGCTGCTCGTGCGTCACCACCGCCGAAGCGACCGACCCGGCCGACAGCGCCGATGCCACCGACGACGAATCCTGAAAGGACAGCCCATGACCATCCGCGTGATGCCGCCCGCTGACGGGCTGCACCCTTCCCTCACCGTGCCCGGCGGCCGGACCTATACCTGCGCGCTAAGCTCGACGCTCGACGTGCCGGTTGGCGACGCGCAAGTCCTGCTCGCCAATGGCTGGACCTCATCGTCGGATTCCGTGGGCGCGACCGCCGCGCGCCCGACAAACCCGGTGAAGGGCCAGCGCTTCCATGACGCGACGCTCGGCTTTGACATCATCTTCGACGGCAAGGTCTGGCGCAACCCGACCTCCGGCGCGGCGGTCTGAGCGATGGCGACCGTTCGCCAGTTCGGCGCGATCACCAAGATCGAAGACCAGGAAGACGGCACGATCAAGGTCTGGGGCGTCGCCTCTTCCGAAGCCGTCGACCATGCAGGCGAGAAGATTACCGCCGATGCGATGAAGGCCGCGCTTCCCGATTACAGCAAGTTCCCGGCCCTCCGCGAGATGCACGAGCCGCTCGCTGCCGGAAAGGTGCTCGAGGCGGAAGTCGACGGCGCCGGCGTGACCCAGATTTGCGCCCATGTCGTCGACCCCCTCGCCATCACGAAGGTGAAGACCGGCGTCTATGCCGGGTTCTCGATCGGCGGGAAGGTGCTCAAGCGCGACCCGAACGACCGCTCCATCATCACCGGGCTCCGTCTTATCGAGATCAGCCTCGTCGACTCGCCCTGCAATCCCGACGCCGTCATCAGCATGTGGAAGGCCGATATGACCGAATATACCCCGAGCGGCGATGAGGTCGTCGCGAAAGCCCGTGAACTGGCTGAGATCGCTGGGTCCAAGCGCTATAAGGACTTTGTCTATAAGGCGCGACAGACGTTGATCGCCGATGCGCTCATTGCCGATCTTGGTGATGATGACGAGGAAGACGACGCTGCCAAGGTGGCCGAGCCGGAGAATCCAGATGCTCCCACCGATGCAGCCGAAGCCGAGGCCGAGGGAGCGGCGGTCGAAGCCGCTACCACCGACGAAGCCAAGCTCGCCGCCGATCAGGCCGATGCCGTTGCCGAAGTCGTCGATCCTGCCGCCGCGCTTGTCGCAGCCATCGAGAAGGCGAACGACGTCGTGACGGTCCCCGCGATCGTCGAAACGACCGGCCCGTTCGCCGACATGGCGAAAGCGGGCGCTGCGATGTCCCTTATCGCCAAGACGATCCAGACCAACGACCTGACCAAGGGTCTTTGGATGATCGAGAACGCCGCGCGCGTCCTGCAGCAGATCGGATCGCTTGCCTCGTCGATCGCATGGGAAGCTCGCGATGAAGGCGACACCACCTCCCCGCTGCCAGCGATGGCCGTTGATCTGGTCAACCGCGTCAAGGCGTTCCTCATCTCGCTTGCCAACGAGGAAACGGCCGAGCTGCTGACCTCGATCACAACCAACTTGCCCGACTTCACCCTGACGATGGTCGAGGGTGACGATGACGCCGCAATCATCGTGCTCGCCAACGAAATCGTCGATCTCGTCAAGGCCGACACCGATCTCATGGAAAAGGTCGGCGCCCGCAATTCCAAGCGCGATGCTGCGATGATCCAGCAGAGCCATGACCACATGGCGAAACTCGGTGCGGTCTGCGACAAGGACAATTGCGCGAAGGTCGAGGGTGTCGATCCAGAAATCGAGAAGGCCGCGCTGGTCGCCGAAAACGAGCGGCTGGCCAAGGCCCTCACCGATGCCGCCCCTGCCGTCGAGGAACTGACCAAGAAGTTCGAGACGACGATAGCGGACCTGACCAAGCGCCTCGAACAGGTCGAAGCCGAGCCGGCCGCGCCGAAGACGGCATCCGGCCCGTTGCGCGCGGTGAGCAAGGTCGAGGATGCCGCGCCTGGTACTAACGCCGGCGTCGCCTCCATCAGCGCCGAGGACTTGCAAAAGGTCATCGACAGCCTCCCCGAAGCCGAGCGAGGGCAGATCCTGCTCAAGATCGCGCTCGGCAACCCCATCCCGGTCACGGCGGCCCGCGCAGCCGTCTGATCGTCGGCACGGGCGAAAGCCCTGCCACCGCCCGCCACCCGGCGGCGCGGATCGCACCCCTGCGCCTATCCATGAAGGACGGATAGAATGAACATGATCACCCCCGACGAGATCAAGAAGAGCTTCGTCGCCAGCCTCTCCAATCCCAGCGAGGACATCGCCCGCGAGATCATGCAACTCGCCGGCATGCGCCCCGACAACATCGAAAAGGCGATCACCACCGGCACCGGCCTGGTCGCCTATGATCTCCAGGCGCCGGCCAAGAACCTCTACCCGGTCAACACGCCGATCATCAAATCGTTGCCGCGCGTCGGTGGCGGGACCGGCACGGCGACCAACTGGAAGGCGATCACCGCGATCACCGGCTCCGGCTTCGATAACACCCCCTGGGTGCCCGAAGGCCAGCGCGCCGGGCAGATGTCCTACACGACCGCCAACAAGGCCGCGTCCTATGCGTCGCTGGGCGAGGAAGACCAGGCGACGTTCGAGGCCATCAGCGCAGGCCGCACGTTCGAGGACATCAAGGCCACCATGACGCAGCGCCTTCTCCAGAAGACGATGTTGAAGGAAGAGGCTGGCGTCATCTTCGGCAACATCTCGCTCCAGCTCGGCACCCCCGTCGCCCCGACCCTTTCGGCCGGCGGCTCCGGTGCCACCCTGCCCGCCCTGACCTATTCGGTCATCGTCGTGGCGCTCACCATGGAAGGCATGCGCAACTCGTCGCTGTCGTCCGGCGTGGCGACCAGCAAGACCGTCACCGGCGCCGATGGCAAGACGTTCGTCATCAATGGCGGCTCGTCGATGAAGTCGGCTGCGGCAACGCAGGCGATCACGCTCGGCCAGGTCCTGTCGTGCAGTGTCACCGCGATCCGCGGCGCTGTCGGCTATGCCTGGTTCGTTGGGGCGGCCGGCGCGGAAAAGCTCGAGGCGATCACCTCGATCAACTCGGCCACCTTCTCCGCTCCGCTGCTCGGCACCGGCCAGGTGGCGACGCTGGTCACCGCCGACTGCTCGACCAACTCGACCGGGTTCGACGGTCTGCTCACCACGGCGCTGAAGCCCGGCTCTGGCGCATACGTCAACGCGCTCGCCACGGGCGTTCCCGGCACCGGCAACCCGCTGACCTCTTCGGGTCAGGGCTCGGTCAACGAAATCGATGCGATGATGCAATCGATGTGGGACAACTTCCAATGCTCGGTCGACGTGCTCTACGTCAACTCGCAGGAGCAGCGGAACATCACCAAGAAGGTGCTGTCGTCCGGTTCGGCGTCGCTGCTCAACTACTTCCAGGATCCGAAGGCGGGCGAGGTCGCCCTAACGGCTGGCGGCGTGGTCGAATATTATTACAACCCGTACCTCAATAAGAAGATTCCGATCCGCCTACACCCCAATGTGTCGGCGGGGACGATCCTGGGCTGGGCGGGCGACCTGCCGGTCCAATATCAGTCGAGCGAGGTGCCCAACGTCGCGGAGATGAAGGTGCGCCGCGATTATTACCAGATCGACTGGCCGATCACGACGCGCGCCGAAATGTCCGGCGTCTATGTCGAGGAAGTGCTGGCGGTCTACGCGCCATTCGCGATGGGCGTCATCGACAACATCGCCAACGGCTGACGAGCCCCTCCCAGGTTAAACCCTCTCACCTGGGTAACTGGCCCTGCCGGCGGCAATCGGCGGGGCCATTTTTATGAAGGAGAATTCCGATGGGTGATATCATCACCATCGACGCGGCGCGCGCGGCGGAAATCGCCGCGATGACCGTGCCTGCGCTGACCGCGGAACTCGCCGCGCTCGACAAGCCCTCGCTCGAGTTGGTGCTTGAAGCCGAGAAGGCGAAGGGCGAAAGCGACGAACGCACCACCGCGATTGCGGCCGTCACCGCGGCGATCGACGCCATCGACAAGGTGGAAGCTGATGCCGCCGCTGCGGAAGCGGAGGCCAGTGCACCGGTCGAGCCCGTCATCTACGACGGCCACACCGAAATGCGCAACGCCGACGGCTCCGGCTGCTCCTGGCGCGGCACCAGCTACGAACCCGATGCCGATGGCGTCGTGACCGTCCCGGTCGCGGCCTGTGCCGACCTGCTCGACCACGGCTTCAGCTACGTGGCCGCGAAGGGCTAAGCATCATGGCGGCAGGGGATCTGACCACGCTCGCGGCGGTCAAGAATTGGCTCAACCTAGCGAACGTGAGCAACGACGATCCCCTGCTGACCGACCTCGTGACCGAAGTCTCGGCGTTCGTCGAGAATAGTCTTAACCGCAAAATCCTGACCGCGACCCACACCGAGACGTATCGCGGCACCGGGGGCTCGCGCTTCCTGCTGCGTAGCTGGCCGGTGCAATCGATCGCATCGATCTCATGGGCTGGCACCACGATCGACACCTTCGTCGACGTCACCGACGCGACCTATGGCGTCGGCACCGACGGCCGCAGCCTGATCCTAGTCGGCGTCAAGATGCCGTATAACGATCCGGTCAAGGTCACCTACACCGCCGGCTATGACACGGTCCCGAACGACCTCGCGCTCGCCGTGACCGAACTGGTCGGCGAGGCGTACACCTCCCGGACTCATATCGGCGAGACCAGCCATTCGAGTTCGGGTGCGACCACCGTCGCGTTCAGTCGCGAGGCTATGCACAAGACGATCATGGCGCGGTTGCAGAACTATGTTCCGGGCGCGCCGCTATGCTGACCGCCGAACTCGATGCCGGAAAGCTGCTGGCGGGTGTCGATGCCATGCCCGCGCAGGTCGTCGCAGCCGTCGCGACCAAGATGCGCGCGGTCACGATCAACCTCCAGCGCCACGTCATCAACGACAAGCTCCACGGCCAGGTCTTGAAGCAGCGCAGCGGTAAGCTCGCGCGCTCGATCCAGCAGGAAACGCACACCGATGGTGATGTCGTTGTCGGCGAGGTCTTCTCCGCCGGTGACGTCAAATACGCCGCGATCCATGAATTCGGGGGCCGGACGCCGCCACACGACATCGTTCCGAACAAGGCCGAGGCGCTGGCGTTCGCGATCGGCGGCAAGACCGTGTTCGCCAAGATCGTGCATCACCCCGGCTCGCAGATGCCCGAGCGGTCGTTCCTGCGCTCCTCCCTCGCCGATCAGGCCGGGGAGATCGTGGAAGGTCTGAGACAAGCCGCTCTGAGGGGCGCACAGCAGGCGCTAGGCCAATGAGCCGGAACGCTGTGTTCGACGCCCTGTTGGCGCTCAGCGACGTCTCCTGGGGCTCTGCCGAGCAATTCGCGGAGCGGTCGCGCCGGCTGAAGGTGTGGGACAAGGCTCCCTCGCCATCGCTCTATCAGGTCGAGGCGGGTGAATCCGTGGTCTCGATTGACGGCCAGCTCGACAAGCGCACCGTCCGCGCCAACTGGATCATCTACCACCGCGGCGGCAAGGACCAGGCGGCGACGCCTGCCGAGACCAGTAACGCCATCCTCGACGCGCTTGAGGCCAAGTTCCGGCCGGCACTTCCCGGCGCGCGGCAGACGCTTGGTGGCCTCGCCTATCGCGCATTCATCGACGGCACGATCCACAAGGACAATGGCGACCTTGACGGTCAGGCCATGCTCATCGTGCCGATCACCATCATCCTTCCCTGAGTGGAGACAGCGCATGCCCGATATCATTTCCGATGATCGCGCGACTGAGATCGTGGCGATGACGGTACCCGACCTGACGGCAGCGCTCGTCGGCCTCGATCTGCCATCGCTCGAATTGGTGCTGCACACCGAAGAGCAGAAGGGCGATGCGGTGCGCGCAACCGCGATTGCCGCGATCACCGCCGCCATCGCCGCGCTCGCCACCAGCGATCCGGCGCCGGTCGTGGTGCAGCCGCGCTACATCCCGCCGACGGACACGACCGGGATCATCTTCTCGACCGGCCGCGAACTCAGCGTCGATGCCGACGGGTTCATCGAACTGCCCGACGACCTCACCACTGACGAAATGCGGCAGCTAATCGTCACCGGCTTTGTGCCGGCGCTGACCTGATCTTTACCTCACCTCTGACCCCCAGCCCGCTGCGCGCGGGCTTTTTTGTGGAGAAATGACATGGCGCAATACAATTTTGGTGCCGGGGTGCTGTGGGGCACGCCGACCTTCGATGCCACCGGTGCCGCGATCACCAACCCGACCCCGCTGATGCTGGCGGTGACGCAGGAAGTATCGATCGACATCTCCGGCGACATCAAGGAGCTCTATGGCTCCAATCAGTTCCCGGTCGCGGTAGGCCGCGGCAAGATGAAGATCACCGGCAAGGCGAAGTACGGCCAGTTCAACGGCGCCATCCTCAACTCGCTGTTCTTCGGCCAGACGATGACGTCGAGCCTCTTGAGCAACGTCGTCGACACGACCGGCGCGACGATCCCAGCGACGCCCTTCCAGATCACGCCGACCGTTCCTGGTTCCGGCACGTGGTCGGCCGACCTTGGCGTCCGTAACGCCCAGGGCAACCCGATGACGCGCGTCGCCTCCGCCCCTGCGACCGGCCAGTACAGCGTCGCCACCGGCGTCTATACCTTTGCCGCGGCGGACACCGGACAGTTGGTCTTCATCAATTACCAGTACACCGCGACCTCGACCGTCGCGAAGACGTCGCTGGTCCAGAACGTCGCCATGGGCCAGGCACCGACCTTCCGCGCCGACTTCTTCAACCAACTCGGCGGTAACGGCCTGGCGCTCACGCTGTATGCCTGCGTGTCGTCGAAGCTGTCGCTCCAGACCAAGATCGACGACTTCATGATCCCGGAACTCGATTTCTCGGCGTTTGCCGACGCGTCGGGCAACGTCCTGAAGTGGGGCTCGGCGCAGTAATGGCCAAGCTCACCATCTTGGGGCGCGACTTCGATATCGCGCCCTACAAGCTGGGCGATCTCCGCAAGGCGGCGCCGTTCATCGATGCGATCCAGAAGCGCAGCGAGGGCGGCACCGGCCTTGTCGATGTCCTGGACTCCGCGTTCGACCTGCTCAACGTGATGTCGATCGGGCTCGTCCGAATCGATCCGGAACTGACGCCCGATTATCTCGAGGCGAATGTCGGCATGGACGATTTCGTCGCCATGCAGGCGTCCTTCCTCGACGTCACCAAGGAATCCGGGCTGAAATCGGCGGGGGAAGTGAAGGCTCCCGTGGCCGCGAAGCCGGCGGGAGCCTCGAAGAAAGCCTGACCGACCTCATCCACGACTTGGTGAGCGCCGGGATTGAAGGTCATTCCAAAGCCGCCATCGAGCAGCACTGGAGCCTGCAAGACGTCGATGCACAGGCCCGGTCGTGGAAGCGCGTCGGGCCACCGCTGAACGTCGCCGCCCTGCACATCGCTGCGGCGCTCGGTGTCGACCTGCTTAAGAATGCCAATCGCGAGGAACGGGTCGAGACAGTCGAGATCGACGCCCACCAACCGACGCTTGCCGACCTCGCCGCCGCCGTTCCGATGCCGATCGCGGGAGGTGACACTCTTACCGCATCCGCCGCGATCCTTGAAAAGTTGAAGGGGCTAAATCCCAATGCCGGGTGACAACGAAGCGAGGATCCTGATCTCGGCAGATGCGTCGGGCGTTGCGCCTGCCGTCAATCTTACGAAGACCGAAATGGCCGGTCTTCAGGATACGCTCCAAGCTCTTAACGCCGGCTTCAACACGCTGGCGGCAGAGATCCGTGCGAGCATGACCACCGGGGCAGCGTCGACCGCCGAAATGACGGCCGAGATGGGCCTTTTGGAAGCGGAGACAGAGAAAGAGGGACTATCGCTACGCGAGATGGCCTTGTCGGCTCGAGAAGGTGCTGAAGCAATCGTGTCGATGAAAGAAGCCGTTTTCGGCTTCGGTGAACTCCTGTTGGCAGCGTTCGCTGTCGAGGAGATCAAGAAGGTCGCCGAGAAGATGGGCGAGGCGGCCGAGCGCACCGAGCACTTGAGCCAGATCCTCGGCATCTCGACGAAACAGGTACAGGCATTGCGCGGCGCTGCCGTTGCAACCGGCATCGACTTCGACACGCTCGCCCGCGGCATGACGCTCATGGACCGCAAGTTCGAGACGGCGCCGGATTCCTTCCGCAAGCTCGGCATCGAGGTCAAGAACGGCGCGACGCAAATGCAAGTGCTTGAGGCGGTGATGAATCGCTTTAAGGGATTGGAGGGCGGCCCGGAGAAAGCAGCGCTTGCATTCCAGACCATGGGCCGAGCTGGCGCCCAGATGATCCCGTTCCTCAACCTGGGCGCGGATGGCCTCGCAGAGCTCAACCGCAAGTCGGAAGAATATGGCGTCATCAACGAGGATGCCACCAAGAAGGGCCTCGCGCTGGCTGAAAGCGTGAACGAATCGAAGCTGGCATGGGACGGTCTCGGCAACACCATGACTTCTGCATTCGCACCGATGCTCAAGCAGGTGGTCGACGACTTCAATACGCTCGCCTCGAATGTTACGAAGAGCTACACCGAAGGCGGAACCTGGAAGGTTATCTTCGATGGCATCGTTGGGGTGTTGTCGACTCTGAAGACCATGCTCGCCGATGTCGGTGACGCGTTCGGTGGCATATTTTCGACTAGCGGCCAGAAGGCGAGCGACTGGTCGACTGCTATGAAGACCTATTTCGCGCAGGTCGCTGAGAACGGCACATACCTCAAGGTCCAGTTCGTCAACGCCATCGAAACGATGGTGATGAATTACCACATCTTCGTCGCTGAGACCCTTTTGTGGTGGTCGCGTGTAAAGACGACCTATGAGGACTTCCTAAACTGGATCGACAAGATCGAAGCCGAGGTCAATTTGCTCGGCACCGTCGTCCAGGAGGCCTTGAGTCTGCAATGGGGCAAGATCGCGCAGACATGGGACAATGGCATGGCCATGATCCAGAACGTCGTCGCAGCGCGCGGGGCTGCGATTGTGCGCGAGGCGCAGAACTTCCGGATCCAGGCCGCCAAGGAGATCGCGGCGGCCGGCGGCGTGTCCGCTGATTTTACCAAATGGGCGATGCAGCAAATCACGCCGCCGGCATCTAAGAAGACGGGGATCGAAGCGCTACAATCGCCCGTCGGTGGGCCGCCGGTCGACTTCAGCAAGGACAAGAAGGGCAAGGCCAAGGAACCGAAATCTCGCATGTCGGAATTCGAGGAGGGCTTGTCCGAGAAGAAGCTTGCCCTTCAGGAAGAGGACGAAGCCGACAATTCGTTCCGCGAGATGTCGAAGGCCGAGGAAGCGGCCTATTGGCGCAATATTCTCGACACCGTGAAGCTGTCCCATGAGGAACTGATCGCGGTCAAGACGAAGTACTATGACGCCAGCTTCGCCGCTCGGAAGGAGGACTTCGACGACCATATCGCGACGCTGAAGCGCGAGCTGGACGCCGCCAAGGGCAACATGCCCGAGATGCAGCGGATCGGCGCCGAGATCGTGACAGCCTATAAACGGGCTTATGGCGACAAGTCGAAGCAGGCACAGGATGCGGAACGGCAGATCGCCGACATCATGCGGCGTGGTGCCGATGAGCAGATCAAGATCGAGGAGGATCTGTTCCGGCATATCGCCGAGTTGCAGCGCGACCGCATCGATGATGCCCAGGGTCAGGCCCAATTCCTCAACCAGATGGGCCTGATCACCAACGGCCAGCTGATCCAGCAGGAACGCCAGTTCGAGAACCAGCGCTACCAGATCGACCGCGAGGCGCTGACCAAGAAGCTCGCATTGCTCCAGGCCGACCCGACCCGCAATGTCGCGCAGATCAAGGCGACGAATAGCCAGATCGAGCAACTCGACGCGCAGCATCAGCTGAAGCTCAACGAGAACACGCGCAAGGCGGTCCTGCAGCGTACCCAGATGGAGCGCCAGGCGATCCAATCGACGGCTCAGCTATGGGGCCAGAATATCGCCAAGCTGATCACGTTGCAGCAGGGCTTTTCCGCGACCCTCAAAGGTCTCTACACCGGCATGGTCTCCATCGTGTCCGACGCGCTGGCGCAGATCATCGAGAGGTGGCTGATCCAGCATTTGTCGGCATTGCTACTCGGCAGTGCAGCATCGAAGGTTGCGGCCGTTGACCAGGTTGCTGCCGCATCCGCGATTGCGGGCGCCAATGCGACCGCGTCATACTCGCTTGCGCCTTGGCCTCTCGACATGGGAGCCCCCGCCTTCGGGGCGTCGATGGCAGCCTATGCGGCGAGCTTTGGCACTCTCGCCGGTTTCGACGTCGGTGCCTACAATCTCAGCCAGGACGGCATCGGCATGCTCCACAAGGGCGAGACGATCATCCCGGCGGACCAGGCCGGCGGCTGGCGCAATGTGATGAGCCTGTTTGCCGGCATGCCGAAGTTCGGCGTACCGTCGCTCGGGTTCGGCGTTGGCGCGAACAGCAATGCACCGGCGGCGGCCAATGATGGTGGCTCGTCGGGCGGCGGCTTCCATTATCACGACCACAGCGCGCGCGGACTGACCGAAGCGCAGATCATCGCCAACCGAAATGCCTTTGCCAAGGCGATGAAGATGGCGCACCGCGAGGGTAAGCTGGGGTTCGCCCTGCCGGCTTAACGCGGTGGCAGGGAAAACGAGATCGACGACCCGCCGAATGTCCCGACGCTGGCGGAAATGCCGGACACCGATCCTGCTGACATCATCGCTCCGCAGATTGTAACTTCTCCGGAAGTACCGGATGATACGGTCGGATCCGCGATGTGGCCGCTGATGTTATCCGGGACGATGATCTGCTTCTGAATAGCGTCGTATCGGCGGTAAAAAGCAAGTCGATCCGGACCGACGCAAGCCGGGCCGAGGACGGCAGTCGCGATGTCGAAAATGTGGGTTTCATCCCACTCCTCTTTGGTTCGCGCGAGCAGAGGTGCCTCCTTCGGGAAGAACTTGATCTCGCTCACATGCTCGCCGTCGGAAAGCCACAGCTGGGCTCGCACGATATTGGGACCAAAAAGGTCACGGTCTTTTGGGCCGAACGCCACGAGGAATTCCACCAGCTGGGGAATCGGGCGTCCATCAATGCCCAGCTCGACCGACCCCGGCAGTTTGAAGCCGCCGCCCATCCAGAGCGGTTCGGTCGTGATCGCGACGCCGAAACTCAGGCTGGCGAGGCAAGTCACCGCATCGGCGCCGAGGCATTTCCGGGATTGGGGATTGGCTCGCAGCTGGTCAACGCGGACCTTGATCGCGGCGACAGCAGCGGCGTTCTGCTTTCTGTCCTGACCGTCGGCCGTAGCCGATGTCGTCATTACCATCAGCGCGACCGGCGCCAGTAACCACTTAAGCATCGTTACCTCCACCCGCTGGACATAGCCTGCGCGCGGGCTGGGTGCAGCGTCAAGTCGCGCGATCGGTCACGCCATTGCGGCGCACGGCCGACTTCACACGGAGACCACCTTGCCAGCACTCTACCTGCCGACACGCTGGCTAATCACATCCGACCCGTCGATCGACGATCCGGACATGTTCCCGCAACTGATCGGGCAGTCATTCCTGGTCGCGAAGACACCGACCTGGGCGACGAAGATCGCGACCGCCTCGTCCGGCCGGGAACGGCGCCGCAAGACCTGGTCGTATCCGCGCTGGCAGTTCAAGGTCGCCTACGAGGTGCTGCGCGATCTCCCGGCAACCCCGGATCTCGATCGTCTCGCCGCCTTCTTCCTGCTCCATGCCGGGCAGTATCAGGAATTCTTCTTCTACGATCCGGGCGACAACACCGTCACCTCGCAACGCTTTGGCACCGGCGATGGTGTCACCACAGCGTTCCAGTTGACCCGCTCGATGACCTTCGGCGGCTCGACCTTCACCGAACCGGTCGGCGGTGTCCTCGGCACCCCGACGGTGTTCGCCGACACCACCCCGATCTCCGCATTCACGATCGGCCCGCGCGGATCGATCACGTTCACGACCGCGCCGGCGAGCGGCAAGGCTCTGACCTGGACAGGTCGGTTCATGTTCGTGTGCAGGTTCGATGACGACACCTTGGAGCTCAATCAGATGATGCAGAGTCTCTGGTCGCAAAGCGGGCTCTCCTTCACCTCGACCAAGGGCTAACCAATGAAAGCGGCTCCCGGCCCCCTCATCACCCTGCTCAACTCGGGCGCCGACTTCCAGATGGTCGACCTGTGGACGATCACGCTGCGCGGCGGTTCCGTGATCCGCTGGTCGAGCGCCGATGTTCCTGTTGTGTCCGGTGGCCATACCTACGTGCTTGGCCCGGGCATCGAGCGGCAGGACATCAGCGAGAAAATCGGGCTCGATGTCTCCACCGTCGACATGGCGATCACCGCCAACGCCGACGATCTGATCAATGGCACCGCGATCATCCCGTTCATCAGGGGCCGCGGCTTCGATGGCGCCAATGTCCGGCTCGACCGGGCCTTCCTGACCGACTGGAATCTGCCGGTAGTCGGGAGCGTGCTGCGCTTCTCCGGCCGGGTGACGGCGATCTCGGCGATCACCGGAAACTCGGCGACGATCACGGTGTCATCCTGGACCGTGCTCTTGAACGCCAACATGCCGGCGAACCTCTATCAGGCAGCGTGCCTGCATTCGGTCTATGACGCGGGCTGCGCGCTGAGCGCCGCGGCCTTTGCCGTCACGGGCACGGTGAGCGCATCCCCTGCGCCTACCGCGACGGTGTTCGATACCAGCTTGACGCCGACGGCCAACGACTTCGCGCAGGGGCGCATCGTGTTCACGTCCGGACCCAATACCGGCATCTCGGCGACGGTCCGGTCCAATGATAGCTCCGGCCTGATGACGATGGTGTCGCCGCTGCCGGTCGCGCCGACATCGGGCGATGCCTTCACCGCTTATCCGGGCTGCGACCTGACGCAGAGCCGGTGTTCGGTGCGGTTCAATAATCTCGGGCGGTTCAAGGCAACTCCCTATGTCCCGGTCCCGGAAACCGCGTTCGGATGACGCGCGAGGAAGTCGTCCGCGAGGCGCTGTCGTGGGAGGGAACGCCCTACCACCATCGTGCCCGGATCAAGGGCGTCGGCGCCGATTGCGCGATGCTTCCGGCCTGCGTTTACGAAGCGGTCGGGTTAATCCCGCACCTCGAGCCGGAATACAGCCCGCAATGGATGCTGCACCGCGACGAGGAGCAGTTCCTGGGATGGATCCTGCGCTACGCCCGCGAGATCGAACGCGATGACGTCGGCCCCGGCGACCTCGCCGTCTGGAAATATGGCCGTTGCTACTCGCACTCGGCGATCGTGCTCGACATGCCGGAGGTGCTCCACGCCGTGATCCGCGGCGGCGGCGTCATGCGCGGGAATGCCGATCGCGACGAAGAATTGCGATCGCGTCCGGTCAAATTCTTCACGCTGTTTTGACCGTCCGAACGTAGTCGGTGATCGCGGCTTCGGCGTTTCTCCGCCGAACGCCCTGAGAAACCAGGGCATCGATAGCCGCCAATCTTGCCGCCGCCTCAGCGGCGCTCGGCAGCGCGGCATCGTACCGTTCAATGCTGGATCGAATGTTCTCCCCCGCCTCAGCGAGGGACGGTCTTGGATCGCGATCGTTCGGCCAAATCGACATGCACGAAAGGTAATCCTTCCCATCATGGGCGGCAAGACCACCTCGACCACCGCGCCGAAGCTCAACGGCATCCAGGTCCAATCCAGCACGCTCGGCCTCCCCATCTCGCTCGGCTGGGGCCGCGGCCGGATGAAGTGCAACCTGATGTGGTACGGCGCCTTCACCGCGACGGCACACACCACGAAGACTGGCGGCGGCAAGGGTCTCGGCGGCGGATCGAAGAACACGACCTATACCTACACCGCGTCGATCATGATGGGCATCTGCGAAGGCGGCTCGACCGGCATCCAGGGCATCCGCACGATCTACAAGGACACGTCGGTCCTGACCTCGCTCTCGGCCGCCGGGCTGAGC